GGCCAGTGCACGGCCGTCTCGTAGATCCCGGGATCGAGCGGGTTGAGCGCCCGCAGCTCGTCGGGGCGGGGCTCGACGGCCTCGCTGGGGTTCCACACCAGGCTCTGGGGCTCCTTGAGCGCCAGGGTGAGGATCACCAGGGTGTTGACCTCCTTGAGGCCCCGGGTGTACTGGATCTTCTTGAGGTTGTACCGGTTGACCAGGGGCTGGTACTGGATCGACAGCGCCACGCCCGAGGTGTTGGAGATCGGCTGCATCTGACCGAGAGCGCTCTCGGGGACGCCGGTCATTTCGTGCATGGCCGTCTTCAGCATGTTGAGGTACTCGATGGGGGCGGCCAGGTTGGCGCCCAGCTCCAGGTTGAAGACGTTGGCGTCCTTGGGCAGGCCACCCCAGACCTTCTTCGGCCCCTTCTCCAATTGGCTCGCCTTGGCCCCGGTGATCACCGTGACCGGCGCAGCGTGGTAATTGATGATGTCGGAGATGTCGGTGGCCTTCTCGTTGTACTCCCTGTTCAGGGTGGTCAGGTCGGAGAGGTCGGAGAGGCCCCACGGTGACCCCGAGATCGGCACGTTGACCGCATGGACGATGGGAATGCAGCCAAGGGGATTTTCCCGCTGGTCGATGATTTCGTCGTTGACGTACTCCTCGATGAAGCTCTCGGTAATCAGCTCGGTGTACGTGAACACCTGGCGGGTGCCCTCGGCGCTCGTCCCCCAGAAGCGGTACTTGAGCTTGAACCGGATCATGCGCGACCGGTCGTGCGGGTGGAATTCGGGGAAGCAGTGGGCGGGATTGAGCGGGATGATTCGCACCCGCCCGGGGTGCTGCCGGCCGACGGGGTCAACCCAGGGGTCCTCGTAGGCGACCTTGATGAAGACGTCGCCGCTGACGGACCCGAGCTGGCCGATCTCCCAGAGAAGGGCCTCCTTGGTGTTGTCGACCTCCCAGACACGGCGCAGCCGCGCCGGCACGATCCCCTCTGTCTCGTCCGGCGTGCGGAAATTCACGCCCCGGCCGAAGGTGAAGTTGGTGATGAAATCCGACAGCGCCTTGCAGTAGTTGAAGGTGAGCTGCGGCTCGCCGACCTCGCGCCGGTAGCCCCAGTGGTGGCCCAGATACCAGGCCCAGTTGTGGGCGTAGCGGTTCAGCCGGGGGCCGTGGACCTCAAATTCCTCGTCGGCCAGCTCCACCAGGCCGAGCGGCGAAATCGCTACGGTCAGGTCGCTCTGGGCAGCGCGGAATGATGCGCTGTCGAAATTGATCGCCATCTAGGGGGTTACCACCTCAGGGCAGGATGCAGCTTCTCTCGGTCGCCCGATCGCAGGATCTCCACGAATTCCTTGGCCTCGGCCACCTTCTGGGCGTAGTGCTCCTTGTTCGTCGGCCGAACGCAACGCTCATGACGCCAGCCGATGTACGTGCCGCAGCCCTTCACCGCCTTGCCCACGCCCGAGATCCTGCGGGCGCAGTAGCAGCACTGCGGCCCGGTCACGCCCGGTGTCATCCCGGTCACGGCGCCGCCTTCTTGGGGTTCTTCGGCCGAAGGCTCGACTTCCAGACCGACATCTGCCGGCCCTCCCGGTCCTCGATCCAATGGAAGGCCAGCTTGCCCGAGCCGATCTGCGCCGTGCGCTTCACCGGGGTCCCCGGAGGGATCACCTCCGAGCCGGGATGCGGGCGCGGGTCCCAGGCGTCGAGGCCCGTCGGCTCGAAGATGTGCGTGGCCCGGAACGGCTTCTGCCGCTCCTTGGGCGGCGGCGGCCGGCGGTCATTCCACTGCGGCAGCGGCACGTCGGACATCGTGACCTCCGATCAGTCGTCGACGACAGCCGGCGAGAGCCGCATGGTGCGCTGACCCGAGCGGATGACCTCCTCGTACTCGATGGTGGCGTAGTCGGCGAAGGAGCCGTGGGCGAACTCGTTGAGGAAGGTCGGAGCCTCCACCCAGGCCGCCGAGCCGACGTGGGCGCGCTCGGCCATCGTCTCCTCGGCGTACTTGAACTGCACCTCACGGTTGTTGTGGCTCGGCCGGCCGGGCGCCGACATGAAGCCGTCGGCCATCCCCCGCTGGAAGTCGTTGGGGACGTCGGTGTCAGTGGCGACACCCTCCTCGAAGCGCAGCGGGCCGCGGCCGCCGGGGACGTTCGGCCCCATCTTGCGCTCGTACTGGTAGGTCGGCTTCTCGGGGAAACCGGGGGTCGGTGCGATACCCATAGTGGCGCCTCCTTTTCGCGTGATACTACCCAGGGGGACCGAGCCGACTGCGTGAAGCCCAGCTCGGCATAGCGATGACTCGCTGCTGCGGGAATTCTTTTCCCTGGTTCATCTGGGTGAAGACCGAATTCTGCGCACGGTATTCAGCGGCCACGGCGGGAATAGCTGCGTGGCTGAAGAGCTGGCGGTGAGAGTGGTAGGCGGCCTCCTCGCCGTGCCGGCTGAAACCCCGGCCGCTCGCCAGGTGCCCGAAGATGTCGTGGACGAAGCGGTTCTTGTCGTTCTGCTCGTCGGTGAGGTAGGGATGACCGCCGGTCGCCGCCGTCGACAGAACCTTGAGCCGGCCGTTCTGCTCGATGTCGGTCAGGGCCTCATGAGGGCTGCGGTAGGGGTCCTGGTCACTGACCTCCATCTTGATCCCGAGGTTCTCGGTGATGTGGCGGTGCTGATCCTCGACGTCGTTGGCGAAGGCGTCCCAGGCCCGCCGGGCCATGTGGGTGTTGGCCGGCGCCGTCAGGTAGTGCTCACCGACCCGCTGGGCGAGCTGAGGATCGGCCTGGACGCCCTCCAGGCCCTCTGTGCGGTAATCCTGGCCGCGGGCGGTGGCGTAGGCCCTGGCGCCGAAGCGGAGCTGGGAGACGATCGGATGGACAGGCTCAGGCTCGAACGAGAGCGCCTGCTGGCCCTCGGTGCCGCCCAGGGCGAAGTGGTCGTCTCGGCCGGCGTCCATCAGAACGCCCAGCCCCACAGTTCCCGCACCCGGCGCCAGGCGTCAAGGAGCGTGACCATCAGGCCGACCACGGCGTAGATCCAAGCCCACATCACTCGAACCTCATCCCCGGCGGCAGCCGGTAGCCCTCGGGCGGGTCGATGTAGAACTTCGCCTTCGGCTCGCTCACCAGCGGGGTCTTACCGGGGCGCTTCTTCTTGGACTCGGCGGCGGCCTTCCACATGTCCCCGCCCTCGTCCCCGCCAAGGCCGGCGTGCCTCCCCTTGGAGTAGGCCGTCCCACCACCCCAGTCGGCGTACTTCAATTGGGTCTGCTTCTGCGCCTCCGTATTCCGCGCCCAGTTCGTCACCAGCGGGTGCTCGCGCATCTCATGCTGGATCTCCAGCTCGGCGTCCGCGCCCTGGCCGTGCCCATCGCGAGCTGAGGCCCACGCACCGAACGCCTCTTCACTCCGACCCATCAGTGGACGTGCCTGTGATCGTCATCGTCGCCTTGGGCGTGCCAGAGAGCGTGGGACCGAGCCAGGTGTGGCATGTACTTGAGATCGTCGGATTCGACCTGATGGTCTTCGATGATGTGGCGCTTCAGCTCGGTCTTGTTCTTCGGGCCGTTGTCGGTCCAGCCTTTGCCCTCCATGGTGTGGGGCGCCGTGCCGTAGGGACCCTTCATCAGCTCATCGTTTTCGTGGTCGTACCGGGCTTCCTTCTCCTTGCCCTGCCGGCGCTCGGTTTTGGCCTGCTCGATCCCGCCCACGATCATGTCATAGGCCGCCCTGGTCGGCGGGAGGTGCTGCGCCCGGTGTTCATGGAGCTGCCGGCCACAGCCCGGCGACTGGCACTGCTTGCTCTGCGGCAGGTCCGGCTCATGAAACCCGAGGCCAGGATCTTGGCTGTAGAAGGGGTGGTCGGTGACCTTGTCGGAGAGGTCGATGTCCACCGGGGCCGGCTTGAAATCGCCGTAGGCGCCGCCTTGGAATTCAGCGCTGCGGCCCATCAGTTTCTCCTTATGCGGGACCAGGGATCAGGGTCTTCATAGGCCGATTGTCTATAGGCCGAGATCCCAAAATCCTTGCCGATCTGCCGGCGGTCAGGCTTACCGAAGTCCTTGGGGTACTCGCCTCCCGTCTCCTGGGTAAGCCGGGCGTCGGCGGCCCTCGGATGCTCACCCAGCGCCTGGCCGAGCGCCTCCACAGCACTGTGCCCCTCGGGCACCTGTTCCAGCTTGGAATAGTGGCCGGTGCTGCCGTCGTCGTTCCGGTAGCTCTGCATGCTGACGCGCAGCTCGTCGTGGTGCAGCGACATGGCGCCGCCACCGTTGGGAATTCCGAATTGGAGGTGGTGCAGCGCCCGCTCGTTGTAGGGCTTCTGCTCCCACGGCGTCATCTCGACCCGGTGCTCCCGATGGACCGGGTACTGCTCGTTCCACTCGTTGTTCAGCCGGCGGATGCGGCCGTAGTGCGTCTCGCCCTCCTGCTCGCCGGCCCTGATGGCGACGTCGCGCGCCAGCGCCTCATGGGCTGAGAGATTCGCCTCACCGGTCTTCTCCGGGTCCTTCAAGACATCCGAGAGCTTCGGCATGTCCCGCACGGCCGGGTGCTGCCGGAATATCCGCTCCCGCTTCCAGTACCGCTCGGGGTTCTTCTTTGGCTTTTCATCAGCCATAGCGGCGACGCTCCTCGTAGAAGGGAGCTGTGCTCACCTCGACGGTGGGCATGGTCATCTCCTTGGTCAGCACGCAGGCCAAGGCCAGGCTATCTGCGAAGTCGTCGTGCGCCTCCGCTTCCTCGGGGGCGCGGGCCAGCAGGTGCGGTCCCTCATAGTGCTTCTCCAGGTCCTGCATCTGCTGCATGAAGCGCTGATGCACCTTGGTCCGGCGGGCGCGGGCCGAGCCGGGCCAGACAACCATGCGGCGCTGGATCAGCTCCATGAGGTGCTTCCAGCGCTCGGACTGGTCGGGCCGGTTCGATCGCAGGGCGTGGACTTCCGCCCGGGGGATCAGCCGCTTCAACCGCTCGGCGACGGCATCGCCCACGCCCTGCGAATCAACCCCGATCCCGAGCACGTCGTAGTACTGCAAGAAATTGCAGATCTGGAAGTACTGCTCCTCCCAGTCATCGCCGTGCAGCTCCAGCCAGTTCAGGATGCGGTGCTCGTAAAAGCCGAATTCATCGGGCCGGTCCCAGTCCACCCAGACCACTGTCACCACGGTCGAGTCGATGCGTCGCGCTGGGTCGATACCCACCAGCACCGGGGACTTGAACCAGCTCTTGACCAAGTCCATCTTGGTGTCGGACAGCTCTTCCATGACCGACTGCGTCACGAACATGCCTCGTTCGAGGAGCCATTCGAGGGCGTAGCTCAGACGGAATTCGTCACTGTCCTCGCCCAGGCGCTGCAATTCCTTGGTGACGTATTTCCGGTAGTTGGGGTTGTACCGGGCGCACGCCTTCCAGTCGTATTCGAAATGGTTCTGCTTGGCGCCCCGCTTCGTCTGCCGGCGCTTGTTGAGCTGGATGGCCTTGTAGAAGTCGCCCTTCTTCACGTCCGGCGTCCCGAGCTTCACCAGGGAGGCGTTGTAGTAGGCGCCCATGGGGTGGATCGATTTCCGCACGACGTGCTCGTCAGCGTGCTGGGCCTCGTCGACGATCAGCAGGTGGTAGGACTTCGATTCGATCTTGGCCCTCGGGTGGGCCGTCTGCATGCGGCAGAACGAGCCGGACTTCTTGAGCTTGACGAGCTTGCCCTTGCCCTCGGGGTATTCGTTCAGCTCGGGGTCGAGCAGGAGGTCCATGGCATGCTCAGACGTGAGCCGGCTGACGGTACGGCTGAAGATGGTGTCGGCCTGCTCGTCGGTCGGGGCGAAAATACCGACCCAGAATCCCCGGCGGAATTTCTTCAGGTTCTCGAAGTCGGGGAACTGCTCGGCCAGGCGGGGCAGTAGCACCAGCAAGGCGGCCACGACGTCGGCCACCGTCTCTGACTTGCCGGACTGCCGGCTCATCAGGATGGTGACTTCCTCGCCGTCATTGGTGAGGACGGACTCGATCATCCGGCGGGCGGGAGCGATCTGATAGGGGTGCAGTTCATGCCCCACCAGCAGGTGCATGAATTCGACGATCCCGTCGATCAGCTTGTCGACGAACGCCTGCATTTTCGGAGCGACGTGCTCCGGTTCCTCGTCGAATTCCTCGAGTTCGCCCTGCTCGGTGACGCTCATGGGCGCCAGGGTACCCTTGGATTACCGGAGCGCAAAGGAGCACACCTTGGCCGACAATTTGGTCCTCCCCTACGTGCGGGCACGGTATTTCAACGCCACGAACGGCCGGAAAATAGACCTGATCGTTATTCACGACATGGAGGCGCCCGAGACGAATGACCGGGCCGAGGTCGTCGCCCGGTGGTTCGCCGGCTCGACGTCCCCCCAGGCCAGCGCCCACTACTGCGTCGACGACGACTCGATCGTGCAGTGCGTGCTCGACAAGGACATCGCCTGGCATGCCCCCGGCGCCAACAGCAACGGCATCGGCATCGAGCACGCCGGCTACGCCGCCCAGCGGACCGACCAGTGGGCCGACGCCTACAGCTCGGCCGAGCTGGACCTCAGCGCCAAGCTCACCCGCATGCTCTGCGAGAAGTACCAGATCCCCGTCGAGTACGTCGACGTCGCCGGCCTCAAGGCCGGGCGGCGCGGGATCACGACCCACCTCAACGTGAGCCTGGCCTTCAAGAAGTCGGACCACTCCGACCCCGGCCCGAATTTCCCCATGGCCCACTACATCGAACTGGTCCGAGGCACGCCGCCTGCGGCGACGCCGGCCGCACAGGAGGTCAAGCTGGTGGTCAACGCTCCCGTCGTCACCGTGCTGGCGCACCCGGCCTGGAATGGCGGCTACATCGAGGTCGGGGCCGACGGCGGCACCTTCGCCTTCGGCGCCCCGAGCTACGGCAGCCTGGGCAACGTCCAGCTCTCCGCTCCGATCGTCGACGCTGACGTCTCGCCCGACGGCGCCGGCTACGTGCTCCTGGGCGCCGACGGCGCCGTCTACGCCTTCGGGGACATGCCCTTCGAGGGCGGCCACGGCCCCGAGGCCGAGAACGCCGCCTTCGTCGCCATCAAGGTGACGCCCTCGGGCCAGGGGTACATGCTCATCGGGCGCGACGGCGGTGTCTTCACCTACGGCGACGCCATCTTCAAGGGAGCCGTCCAATACTCGGGGGCCTGATCCTGGCAGCCGGCAGCTTCGATCCGACCCAGACCCTCATCGGCGGGGCCGGCGTCGCCGGGGTCTGGGTGCTCACGTTCATCACGGCGCAGATCTATTCGGCCAAGACCGTCGATCATGAACGCGTCGAGCACGCCGCCACACTGGCCCGGATCACGGCGACCATGGAAGCCGAGCGCCTCCGGGTGGAAGCCGAGGCCGCCCGCCGGCAGGCGATGATCGATACGCTGCTGGCCGTCTATCACAACGAGATCCTGCCCGTCCTCGGGGACTACGAGAAAAAACTCGCCCCGGCGCTCGCCCATGTCGAAGATGTCCTGAAGAAGATGGAGTGGATCATCAATGAGTACGAGCAGCGTGGGAGGCGTCGTGGGCTTCTGGCCGAAGAGGAAGAGCGCTCCGGTCGACGTCGAGAGGATGCACGTCCCTCCTACCGAGACAGCGGACGTGACTCTGACTACGGCGATCGAGGTCGCCTCGGTGAAGGCCCAGGCCCAGTCGATGGCCCGTCGTCTCAAGGCGGCACTCGATGACATCTACGGTGATGTCGAGGAGCTAGAGCACATCGTGGACAAGCTCCCCGAGGAGGATGGGGATGATGTACGAGGGGCCGGACCGCCGGCAGTCACCTGACATACGAGCTGAGCTGATCGCTGTAGCTACCGGCCTGGAATCGATGGCTACGGCCGTCGAGACGAATCTCTCCGAGGCTCGGCTGACCGCCATCGTCGCCAATGAGCAGAAGCGCGACCGCTGGAAGATCGTCACGCCGATCCTGGTCGGCGTAATTCTCGCCATCATTATCGGTTTTTCCAACCACCAGCAGAACAACGACGTGAGCACCGTGGCCGGCTACGTGCGGCACTGTCTCCAGCATCCCGAGAAGCTGTCATCGGCGCAGAAGGCGGCCGAGTGCGGGAACACCAGCGGCGGGCAGGCGTTCTTCGTGACCTATCTGAATTGCGCCCTCAAGCAGCCGGTCCCTCTGAGGACCGATGAGTACCTCAATGCGTGCGTCCAGAAAGGCATCGCCGCCACTGGTGGGAAGTAGCCTCGGGCTTGATGGCCGACACAATGGGTAACGGTCCGAGCATGAGCGATCTCGCCCGCCGAGTTCAGCGCGTCGAGGATCGTATTGATGAGCGGACTGCCACCGTGGACATGGTTCGGTCGGTCGAGAAGAACTGTGTCGATCGGATCGCTGCGACGGAGAGGCTCCAGGAAGCCCGGGAGCTGACCATGGTCGCAAGCCATCAGGCCATGGAAGCCAGGATCGGAAAGCTCGAAGCCTCGAATTCGAAGCTGACCTTCATGCTCATCACGGCCTTCCTGACGATGCTCGTTTCGATCATCATGCAGATCCTCAATTCAGCCGGGGGGCACCTACACCCATGACAACCACGCCGAATGACCCCACCGACGAGGATCGAGAGATCCCGGTACCGGTAGCTCCTCTGCCGCCGGAAGATCTCATTGAGAAGACCGTCGAACGGGCGGCTACGAAAGTAGCGGGTGCAGTGACCACTAATACAGCTCGACATGCTCACCCCGTCGGAATGGCCCTCCTGATCGCCAATGTCATCCTCGTCGGCGCCCTGTTCTTCGTCCGGGCCAATGACCGCCGGGTGATCCTGCGCGGCAACGAGATCGTCCGGGCCGGCGTGGGCTGCCTCCTGGCCGATCTCGATGACCACCGCCACACCAACCAGGGCGCCCACGATCAGATCGCCGCCAATCTCCACGTCAAGATCGACCAGCCGGACATCATCCCGCTGACCAAGGATCAGGCGCAGGTGCTCAAGCAGCTCTGCGACGAATTCGTGAAGGCGGGCGCCAACAGCCTCCAGCATTACGGCAAGAAGGGAGACACAGGACCCAATGAAGCCAGCCCTGAACCGCGGCCTCCGCAAGCTGGGCCGTGACCTGCTCCAGGTAATCGCAGCCGGCGGGGCCACGGCCGTCGTCGCCCTGATCACCGGCCACCTCCATCCCGAGGTCGCCGTCATCGTCGCCTTCGCCTTCAAGCTCCTGATGGTCTTCGCCCAGAACACCCTGGAGACGAACGGCTCCATCCCGGTCATCCTCCCGTCACCCGGCCTGGTGACCACCACGACCGGCGGCCTGGTGGGTAAGGCCGTCGGCACGGTAGACACCGTCGTCCAGGGAGCTGGGGCGACCGTGGCTGGCGTGGGGGCGACCGCAGCCGCTGCCACCCAGGTGGTGGGCGCCGTCGTCGACACCGCCGGCCAGGTGGTCGGCAACGTAACGGGAGCTGTGGGCGGGCTGTTGGGGGACGTGGAAAATCTCGGCGGCCTCTGATACACAGAGGGCCTCACAATTCGAGGCACTGGGGGATTGGACAATGACAAGGCGTACCCTGAGCACCCTTGCAGTCACGGCTCTCCTGCTGGCGCCGGCAGCGCCGGCCTGGGCCGACCGCTACGACCGCGACCGCGGCCGGGACTGCGACTGGAACGGCCATTGCCAGGACGACAGCTACGGCGGCCAGGGCAACCGCAACCGCCAGGACCGACACCAGGGCCACGACGACAACCACAAGTCGTTCAGCCCTGACCTGAAGGACAGCCCGGTCACGATCTGCATGCCCGGCTCGACCTGCAACTTCGACGGGAACGGCCAGCCGAAGAAGGGCGACGACGGGCAGGGCCAGCAGCCCAGCTAGGGTCCTCGGCGGCAGGAGCCGGGAGGGGACCGATCGAGATAAGCGGCGAGCGGCCTACCGGCTCCTGCTACGCCGGGTAGTCCGGCGGGGCGCCGGCCATCTCCAGCCGGAAGGCGATGTGGTCCTCGGGGGCGCCGAAGCCTCGGAGGACTGCTGCGGCCTCGCCCCAGGCGCCGGCCGGCAGGAGGGCGCTGTGGCCGCTCTTGATGGCCGTCATGGCGTCCCCGGCCGTTTCCACCGGGATGAGGTCGTGGAGGCGCCCAGCGGCCTCTGGAGGCCCCAGGAAGAGCCGCGTGGTCACGGCCACGGCGTCAGCTACTGCTCGATCCATCTCGTCCTCAGTTTCCGGCCCTGGAGGAGGGCGGCGGTGGCCCGGTGGTGGCCGCTGATGATCAGGTGCTCGGTCCCGCCCCGCTTCGTCACCACGAACGGGAACTGGTTCCCGACGTTGTGCTGGTCGGCGAACGTCTCACCGGTCTGCTCGAACTTGTCGCCCATGTAGTGCTCGACGCCGGCCCGGGTGACATGGGGCTGGCCGGCGCTCAGGATGCGGGGGTCGATGTCGACGAGCCGGCTGGCCGGCGCCGGCCGGTTCAGCTCGGCCGTCACGGCGTCCTGGTCGTACTTCGGCTCCGTCTTCGAGCGCCGGCCGGCCGGGAAGGGCACGCCGGCCTTGGGGATCTGGCCGGGGAACACCCGCTCGATGTCCTTCGAGCCGAAGATGGCCCGAGTGCCAGAGCGCTGGCCGGCGTCGTAGGGCGTCTCCCGGTCGGAGCCGGCGGCCCCGGCATTGAAGTGGTCGACCCGGCTCTGGCGCTCGTCCATCTCAGCCGTTCTGCTGCTTCGCCGCCCGGATGACCCGGTCCCACTCGGGCCGGTAGCGGCCGCGGCTGTCGAAGGAACCCAGCTCGGCGCCGGCCTTGTGCTGTTCGAAGACGTCCATGGCGGCCTTGCGGCTCCTCATGCTGCCCGAGCTGGTCTGCATCGAGCCGCCCTGATCGTTGGTCTGCAGCCGCTGGACGTTCCACCGAGGCGTCTTGCGCCCGCCCGTCCGAAAGATCGTCGGCGGCTCGCGCTCGATCCACGACACGGTGCGGGGGTCGGCGTAGTGCGGCTCGCCGACCATCTGGTTATCCGGGTGGACCCGAGGCTTGGCCCGACGGTCGTTGAAAATGCTGTCGTCCATGCTGGAAATTTACCCCTTGCCGTAGAGCATCTGGTTGACCCGCTGGCGGCTGATGCCGAAGCGCTCGGCCGTCTTGGCCGTCGTCCAGCCGGCGGCCACGGTGTGCCGGATCAGGTGGTTCCGCTCGCAGTTGTCGGCCAACGGGCCGTTGTAGGCGCACCGGGGCGTGCAGTAGACGCGCACGCCAGGCGGCCCCGTCCCCCAGCCCATCTGCTGGCCGCAGCCGCGGCACCGGATGGGGGACAGGGCCTCCTCTTCGAGCTGGACGGGCGTCGCAGCCATCACATCCCGGGGAACGACTGCTGGCCGGCTACCGGGCCGCTGCGGCCGTTGTGGTACTCGTTCCGCTCGGCCAGGTGCTCCAGCACGAAGGGCAGGTGTCTGACGTTGATCAGGGTCCCCTGGCCGTACTCCTGGGTCGACGGGACGTAGTCGCGGATATTGATGAACGTCAGCCCGTCGATCTTCGTTTCCTTGACGTGGAGCTGGAGATCGGGGCCTTGCTGAATTCGGCCGAGGACTTTGTCGCCTTCGGTCCAAGAGCTGGTCACGGTCATGGGGGTCATCTCCTCAATGTACAGGGGTTACGGGTAAAGGGTTGCGCTACCGCCCGACTTCTGCGGCCTTCTGCTGGGCCTCGGCCTCGGTGCGAAATCGGTGGTAGGTGAAGATCTCGCCGGTCTTGATGACCACGGTCCAGCCCTCGTACGTCCGAGGGTGGCGGTCGTCGAAGAAGGGGCCGGCGGTCACCCGAGCGAGCTTCACGGCCGCCGGCTGCGCCTCCTTCGGCGCCTTGATCACCTTGGCCTTCGGCGCCGGCTTCTTCTTGCTCTTGCCCTTCGGCTGGAAGGGCGGCGGGCTGGGCTGAATCACCACTGGCTCCTGTTCTTGATCTCCCGGGCGTAGATCTCGATGCCCTGGGCGAGCGCCTCGTCGCGCTCACGGCGCCAGAAGTCGTCCCTGACGGCCTCTGCGGCCTTCATGAGGGCGTCCATGGTTTCCTGGGTCGGGTTGGCCCGGTGGGCCAGCACGGCGGCGTCCAGCGTCTTCTGCAGGGTCATCGTTCCCACTCCAGTGTTTGGACTCGGCTCTTCAGCCGGTCGACTTCATCGATGGCCTCCCGGGCCTGTTGCTCGGCCCGGTAGACCTTGTCCTCCAGCTCCTGAACCCGGCGC